GACCGGCGTGGCAAATCAGCCTGCCCGCTGATCCTGCAGAGCGCATACATCGACCGCGAGAACCGCAGATACGGCATCGTGCGCGGCATGATCTCGCTGCAGGATGAGATCAACAAAAGGCGTAGTAAGGCGCTGCATCTTCTGAGCGTGAATAGGACGATCGCCGAGAAGGGTGCGGTGGAGGACGTGGACAAGGCCAGGCGCGAGGTGGCGAAGCCGGACGGTTACATCGAGATCATGCAGGGCATGAAGTTCGAGGTCGTGCCAGGCGGGGATTTGGCCCTCGGCCAGTTCAAGCTTCTGGAACACGCGACGGCCGAGATGCAGCTGAGCGGCCCGAACGCGGCGATGGCAGGCACCGCAGCCGGCGACCCGAGCGGGCGCGCCATCATTGCGCAGCAGGCGGGCGGCGCGGCAGCCAACGAGCCGCTGAGCGACGCGCTGCGCCAGTGGACGCGGCGTGTATACGAAGTCTGCTGGATGGCCGTGCGGCAATACTGGACCGGCGGCAAATGGGTGCGCGTCACCGACGACATCGGCAGCACGCAGTGGGTCGGGGTGAATAGACCGATCACCGTGCGCGACGAGTTGGCGGCGATGCCGGAGGAGCAGCGCGCGATGGCAATGCAGCAGCTGCAGCTGGTGCCCGGCGATCCGCGGCTGCAGCAAGTCGTGCGCATCGAGAACGACGTGTCCGACTTAGAGGTGGATATCACCATCGAGGAAGGCATGGACGTGCCTGCGCTCGAGGCCGAGCAATTTTTGCAGCTCACTCAGCTTGCCCAAGCACAGCCTGGCCTCATTCCCCCTGATGTGTTAATCGCGGCCTCGGGGTTGAGAAATAAGCAGGAGCTGCTGGACCGTATGAAGAAGGCGTCTGAGGCAGCCTCACAAAGCGGCCCGCAAATGCAGCAACTGGAAATGCAGGAGAAGGTTGCGGAGATTCGGGCGAAGAATGCAAAGGCAATGGCAGATGAAGCGCTCGCCAAAGAGCGCGACCACGCGAGTATCCATCATATCGCCGAGATACATGACTCGTTCCGCGCACCTCCAGATAGTGCGTCGCCAGCTAACCCGGACTCCATGACGCGGGCCGATCAGACGCTACCTCCGGAGATCGTCGCAGCGAACGTGCTGGCGGACATTGAGGGTAAGGCAGCGAAGGTTCGGGTGGATGACGCCAAGGCCCGCGATCTGCACTTCGCCTCGATCAAGAAGGCGGCGGAGACACGGGCTATCCTCAATCCGCCGCCCCAGTCGCAGTCGTCTAGGTGACGTGCTTCCAGCCGCGCTTGCAGACGTAATACATACTCGACATCGATATCCCTCCACCGATCTCTTCTGCTATTGTGGTGTAATACGCACCTTCAGCGCGTCGCTTCCTGATGTAGCGAATATCATCGTCGGTGAGCTTGGCGCTCCACTGCGTCATTCCCTGTTTCAGGGGTGGCCCTTTGTATAGGCCCATCTTCATCGCATGAAGCTGGTTCAGGCTCTTGTTGGACCATTCCAGGTTCTCGATGCGGTTGTCAGTCTTGATGCCGTTCAGGTGGTTGACGTGGGTTCTGCCAGCCACTGGCGGCAGGAATGTCAACGCCATCAGCCGGTGCACCAGATGGGTGCGGCGGTTCAGATTGGCGCCATAGTAGCCGTGACTGCCGAGTGCCGGCTTAAGTAACTTCCCGACGCGCGTGCCTTTCGCTGCGGTCGCGCGTCGCACTCTGCCAAGGGTGCTGACCTCATAGGCTTCGTCGCCTGGAACGGGTTCCCAGACTTCGGCAGGGTTATCTAGATTGAATGCAGCCATGCGGTGTCTCCATCACCAGTGGTTAGAAGCCTGGCGCTGGGGCCAACCGGCGCCGGGCTTCGTCCTAATCAGTAGCACAAATAGGAGCCGCCATGCGTCTCGCCATCCTGGCCGCGATCGCGGTCGCGCTGCCTGCTGCGTCATGGGCGCAGGCGGTGGACTACGCCAACCGCTCCGGCACCATCACCGCAGGCGGCACCGCGCAGGCACTGGCGCCCGCCTGGCCCGCCCGCAAGGGCTGCCTGGTGCAGAACCTGTCCGCCGGCGATCTGTGGATCAGCGAGGTCGGCACCGCCGCGGCAGCGTCGCCGTCCATCAAAGTGCCAGCGGGCTCGCAATACATCTGCATGGCTCCTGCCAGCGGTCAGGCGCTGTCCATCTTCGGTGCCACCACCGCGCAGTCGTTCGCCGCGCGGGAGTGGTGATGCGTCGCCGCGATCTGCTCGCCGGGCTGTCGCTGGTTCCGCTGGCCGCTCCTGCGGTCGCGCAGTGTGTGCTGCCGGGGTTCCCGCGCATCAACCTTCCCGGTCGCTGCGAGGGCGACGCCGGAGGCATCGCTCTGGACTTCCTGACGCCTGGCTCGCTCGATCCGCGCATCACACTCACCCGCGCCAGCACGGGCACGTATTCCGACAGCGCCGGCGTGATACAGGCGGCGGCGATCAATGCGCCGCGCTGGGACTATGACCCGGTGCCGCTCGCGTTGCGTGGTCTGTTGGTCGAGGAGCAGCGACAGAACCGGCTGACGAACAGCACGACACTCGCCGGCTTCTGGACATTGTCCAACGCCACAGCCGTCGCGTCGCAGCCAGGGGCACCGGACGGCACGGCGAGCATGACGCGGGTGGTCGAAACCGCGACCACTTCATTGCATTACGTCGCCACAACGGCCACGACAATCGCCTCCACGATCTACACCGCATCGCTGTATGCCAAAGCGCAGCAGGTTCGTTATCTGCAGCTGGGCGTGGATGACACAGCGACGGTCGGCGCTTATGCGACGTTCGACCTGCAGACCGGCACCATCACCGGACCACTCACCGCACGCGGATCCGCGGTCCTTGGCACAGCCCAGATACAGGCGGTCGGCAACGGCATCTATCGCTGCTCAATCAGCAGCTCGATCGCGACCGGCACCACCATGCGGATGACGATCATCCTGTCCAATGTGGCCACGCCTGGGTTCGCGCCGAGCTACGCCGGCAACATCGCGAACGGGCTGCTCATCTGGGGCATGCAGATGGAGGCTGGGTCGTTCGTGTCCAGCTACATCCCGACCACCGGCAGCGCTGCCACGCGCGCGGCGGAGAGCATGACGGTCAGCGTCCCGACCGGCACCTATGCGACCGATGCTGTCGGCGGCACGGTGAATATTGCCGGCGTTACCTACACCGGCTCCGCATCGTCGGTTGCCGGTGTCCTGACATTCGCATGGCCCGCCGCCGCCGTTACGGCCGGTGAGCGCCATCTGCGCCGCCTCACGCTGCGGCAAACCGGATAACCCCGAGGGACTACATGGCTGATACGAATCCCGAGCTGGAGGCCTTCCTCCAGGAGAGCACGTCTGCGCCTGTCTCTGTTCCGCCGGAGCCAGCGCAGCCGGCCTCCACGGGCGAATCTCCGCCGCCATCATCCGCGCCGGCGCCGGTGCAGGACGATGACGACGGGGACGATGCGTCGCCGGCATCAGCGGAGGAAGGCGTCCAGGCTACCGTGCCGCGCGAGGCGCTTGAGGCAGAGCGCCGCCGCCGGCAGGACCACAAGGAGCGGGCCGCACGGGCCGAGGGCGAGAACGCCGAGCTGCGCCGCCAACTGGAGGCGCTCCAGCGCGGTGCGGCGCCACAGCCGCAGCAACAGTCACAGCCAGCGCAACCGCCCGCCACGCCGCAGTCGGCGAAAGACGAGATATTCGCGGAGAAGGACGCATACGGCGCGCTGGCCAAACGCGCGCAGGCCATGGCGCTGCAGAAGGAGATGGGTGACGACCCTACGGCGTGGCGCGAGGCTGAGCGCCAGCGCATCCGAGCCGAGCTAGAGGCCGAGATAGGCGGGACCGCGCCAGCGCCATCACCGGTGCCATCGCGTGTGGCCGGCATGGCGCCATCGCTCGCCAACGCGCGTAGCTCCGCACCTCGCAGCGCACCGGCTTATACCGGCGTGTCGCTGGAGCAGATGTTCCCGCCCTACGCAGAGCGCACCAAGCGCAAGGCTTAGCCGAGGTTTGCGAACTTGCCGTGTAGACGGGCAGCGGCTTCGGCATAGGCGGCGGCAGCGGCCTCCTTTGTATCAAACAGGCCGAGGTGAATGATCTTCCTGTTGATGCCGATATGCGCAATCCAACGACCGCTGCGCTTCGACCAGGAAACGCCCTTGAATCCTGATGTATTGTCCGAACGTCGCCGGCGGTTCCGCATGTTTTCTGAGGCTGTCGCGAGACGGAGATTGACGATCCGGTTATCGCATCCGTCGCCGTTGATATGGTCAAGCTCGCGAGCAGGCCACTCGCCATACACATAGAGCCATGCCAGCCGATGCGCGCGATGGACCGCCTTCCTGATGCCGATATAGGCGTATCGCCGCTCTGACGTGGTGCCAATGCCGAGGACGATATAGCGCGTGTCGCGCTGCGATTGCCTCATCTCGGTTCCTGCCGGCAGACCGGCGCGCCAATGGTCGATGTCCTCGCGCCAGCGGAATAGGCCGGTGTCTGGATCGTAATGGAGCAACTCGCGCAGTTGGTCAGCGGTCAGTTGATCACGTAAACGGGGCTTAGCCATTCGGGTGCTACCTCACTCGTTGGTCAGAGGCTCGGCGCTGTTCCACCAGCACCGGGCCTCGCTCCTCATACCACACAGTTTCACGCGGTTCGCTAGGTAGGTGTTCCTATCTCGCCGCGGTATGCATCCCGTCGCCGGGGTTTCTTTGCGGAAAGAAAAACGGGCGCGCACGCAAGTGCGGAAGGGTCACAGCCCAGACCTAATAAAAGGGTGATGGCGGGTTCCTGAGTAAAGGGAGCCACCTTTAATGGCCGACATGAACGTAACTCCAGCCAGGACTGGACTTACACCTACACAGTGGGATGACAAGTATTGGACCGAGTATGTGAGGTCCAATCAATTTTCAAGATATATGGGCCGAGAAATGGGCTCCATGATCCAGATCAAGGTCGATCTGGAGCGCGAAAAGGGCGACAGCGTCGTCTTCCCGACTGTGCGAAGGCTCGCAGGAGCCGGCGTCACGGGCAACACCGTGCTTGAGGGCAACGAGGAAATCCTCAACGCCCGATCGCTCAAGGTCGTGGTCGGCCCGATCCGTCACGCAGTCGCCGTGTCAGACTGGGACGAGCAGAAATCCGTCATTGCGCTGCGGGACGCTGCCCGCGACGCCCTGATGGACTGGTCGCTGGAAAAGCTCCGCGCGGAGATCATCACCAGCCTCGGCTCGGTTACCGCCGACGGCGACGTGCAGATCACCTATGCCGCGGCGACCGCGGGACAGCGCAACACCTGGCTGGTCAACAACACCGACCGCGTGCTGTTCGGTGCGTCGACCGCGAACCACGTCTCCGGCGTCATGGCGACCTCGCTGACGACGCTGGACACGACCGCCGACAAGATGTCCGGCGCCGTGTTGAGCATGGCCAAGCGTCGTGCGCTGATGGCAAGCCCGCGCATCCGTCCGATGCGGATCAGCGGTGACGAAGAGTGGTTCGTCGCGTTTATGCATCCGTATGTCTTCCGCGACTTCCGCAACGATCCGGCGGTGATGCAGGCGAACCGCGATGCGTGGACGCGGGGTAGCGACAACCCATTGTTCACGGGTGGCGATCTTCTGTGGGATGGCGTCGTGGTCCGCGAAATCCCGGAAATGACCGTCATCGCCGACGTGGGCGCGGGCGGAACGGTCGATGCGGCGCCGACGTTCCTGTGCGGGGCGCAGGCGGTCGGCATCGCGTGGGCGCAGCGGACGAAGAGCACCACGAATACCCGCGACTACGGGTATTTTCATGGCGTCGGCATCCAGGAGATGCGCGGCGTGGCGAAGCTCAGGTTCGGCACCGATGCGTCCGTTGACCAGAACAAACCAGCCGATGCTGGCGTATTTACCGTGTATACAACCGCAGAACCTGACGCCTGACGACCGGCGTATGATACAAGCGAGGCCCGAAGGTGTTCGAGCACCGACGGGCCTCTGACCACAACGATGAGTGAGCATCGCCGATGGCTACAGAATACGTGCCCTACACAGGGCCGATTGTCACGCGTGCTGCCGCGATTGCTGCCGGCCTGACACGCTACTTCACCGGCAGACCATGCAAGCACGGCCACATCAGCGAACGCAGGACTGATCGCAGCTGCGTCCAGTGCAATTTGGCGGCCATGAGGCGATGGCAAGCGAAGAACGTCGAACGTCTGCGCGCTTACCGAGCGGCCAATAAGGACAGGATGGCCAAGACGAGTGCGGACTGGGCAAAGGCAAACCCTGACCGCGCGGCAGCCAAGACAAGGCGCTGGCAGGCGAAGAACCCCGGATCGACGCAGCGCTGGCGCGAGACAAACCCGGAAGCTAACACGGCGATCAAGCATCGGCGCCGCGCTCGGGAGCGGAGCGCCGAAGGCAGCTATGCGGCCATAGAGATCAAAGCCCTGTTTCAACGGCAGGGCGGCAAGTGTGTCCACTGCACCAAGTCTCTGCGCAATGGCTACCACGTCGATCACATAGTGCCGCTGGCGCGCGGCGGCGCGAACTGGATCACCAACATCCAATTGCTGTGTGGCCCATGCAATGTCCGGAAGGGCGCGACCGACCCGATAGAGTTCGCACGCCGGAACGGCCGGCTGCTCTAACCCGAAAGGAGACCGAATATGTCCCAGACCACTGAGCGGCCGCAGGCTGACCAGCTCGCCGCCGAGCAGAAAGAGGCTGCCGCCGCGGCGTCCATCGGCGCGCAGGTGATCCTCGACTACAACTCCGATGCATCGAAAGGCGCACGCGGCGGTATCGGCACGATGGCGGAGAACATCGCGGCGCGCGATGCGAACCTGCTGGCTGTCGGGCTCGATCCGGTGGCACCGAGCGGGCCGCCGCTGGGCTCTGCGGAGGCGCTGCGCAAGTCGCGGGCTGGCGAGGCCCTGCCACCGGCCAGTGGCACGGCTACGCGCATGTCGAGCCTCGCGGCCGGCATCACCGCGCCGGAGACGCCGCCGCCTGGTGGCGGGAATGGCGAGGGCGAGGCCACGGCGCCGGTCAACACGGCGGTGCCGCTGGTGACCCAGTCCGGCACGACGTTGTCCTGCACGATGGGGATCTGGGAGGGCGAGCCAACCAGCTACAGCTACGCCTGGCAGATCGACGGCACGGCCGCTGGCAGCGATGCGGCGGACTATGAGGTGCAGCCGGCCGACGTGGGCAAGGCGGCGACGTGCGTGGTGACGGCGACGAACGCGGCGGGCTCGACGGCCGCCCCCGTGTCGAACAGCGTCACCGTCGCCTGACCTGGCGCTGCACAGCGTGCGGCGAGCGGAGTTTCGTGCATCACACCCATTGCGATGCATGCGGCGCCGCTCGCCCACCGCCGCCACCTGAGAAGCCGCCAAGCAACGACACCAAGCCGGAGCCATTCTCATGACCATTGCTGTCGCCACCCTGGCGGAGATGGCGCTGCGCCGGCTGGGCGTGGCTCTCATACCCGTGGCCGACCGGCCGATGCTCGTCGCCACCGACGTGCCGGCCTCGATCGCGACCGCCGCGCTGATCGAGCTGGGCGTGATCGCCGCGGACGAAACGCCGTCGGCCGCCGACCAGGCGCTGGCAGTGTCCAAGGTCAACGCGGTGCACGACAGCCTCGCGTCGCAGGCGATCGTCTGGTGGGAATCGAGCGCCATCCCGCGTGGCGTGGCCGAGGAATACGTCAAGCTCTCCGCGCTCTATATGGCGTCGTCGTTCGGCAAGACGGCCGACCCGGCGATGCTGCCGGTGCTCGAGGCGCGCGTGCGCCGCATGTCCTCGATCCTCTCGGCGACCGACATCGCCATTGCCGCGGTGATGGCGGTGCACAACGACCAGGTGATGCGTGGCCGTGCGCGGTGGAGCAGCCAGGACATCCCCGACAGTCTTTCCCAGCCGTATGTCATGCTCGCCGCTGCTCTGTGCGCGCCGGAGTTCGACCGCAAGGCGGACCCGCTCGACATGCAGCTCGCTGAGACGGCGATCAGCCGATACATCGCGCTGCCGACATCCGGCGAGCCCGTCGAAGCCACGTACTTCTGAGGAGCCGCGGGATGTCCTACCGGTTGCACTATGCCGGCTACCCGAGCACGGCCCTCGGGCCGCCTGATCCGGCGGAGTGGGTTGGCCCGCCAGGACCACCCGGACCACCCGGCCCGGCAGGGGCCGGCGGCGACCTCGCCTCGCCCCCGCCAATCGGCAACGTCACCGCGAACACCGGCGCGTTCACCAGCGCGGTGATCGCCGCGACCAGCGGCAACCTGCTCGTCGGCGGCACGCAGATCGGCGGCAAAACGCGCATCGAGATCAACCCGACGAACCCGCAGAACGGCAAGGGCGCTATCTTCCTGAACCGGGTCGGCACGACGACCGGCACCGACGATCCGCAAATCCGCTCCTTTGTGCGGGCGGATCACAGCGGCGGCAGCCAATACCGCCACATGCAGATCGAGACCCAACTCACCGGCAACCCCGGCGTGCCCGGCAGCGGCGGCGGATCGTGGGCCAACTTCTTCCGCACCTATTACTCAAGCAACGATGTCGGCGGCGGCATCGTCGGCGGCTACATCCAGACAATCCGAACCGGGGTCAATGCCGGCGGCACACGGGGCGCAAACGGCTGGGCCGCGATCATCAACGCGGTCAGCGAGACCGGGCTGCCATCGTCGCAGGACGGCAAGATCCAGACGCTGGAGTTGAACCTCACAGCCAACGGCGCCGACGACCATCCCGAGATCGGCCGCACCGTGCTGACGATCAATCCCGGGCAGTTCAACGTCGGCGGCGCGACGTGCGAAGTGGCCTACGGCATCACGTTCTTTGACGAAGGCAATACGTTCTATCGCAATTTTATCGGGTGTTTCTCCACCTACTCGGTGGCCGGTTTTTCGACAGCGGGCGCTGTCCCGTTGACCGCAGACGCGCACGCGATCTGGGTCGGCGACGACCAGCACATCGCGCTCGATGATGCCGGGGACTGGCGCCTTCAGTATCAAAGCAGCTCGGGGCGCGTGAAGATTTCCCGCGCTGGCATCGACAGGTTCTCGATCGACAGCAGCGGCAACGTGCGCGCGTCCGGCACCATCACCGCCAGCACCACACCGTAGGAGCACCGCGATGCCACGCGACGGGCTTTCATTTGCTGGCTACCTGCAGCCGCCTGCTGTGCCGCCTGATCCGATCGACGAGGACTGGCGCGGCGAGCCTGGGCCGCCTGGCCCGGAGGGGCCGGAGGGGCCGCAGGGAGATGAGGGGCCGGCTGGTCCTCAGGGCGCTTCCGGGGTCACCGGCAGCATGCCTGAGGCG